TGATCATAATTTACAGCATAGGGAGGATCTGTAACCATCAGAATCGGTTGTATATCCTTTAGCAATTTTTGAACAGTATTAGATAAAGTACTATCTCCGCAAATTAACCTGTGGGTTAATCCTTTTGAGGTCAATTCAAATAAATCTCCTGGTTGGATATCAGTTTGAATTGAATTTACATCAGGTAATTCTTCATCTTCATTTATCTCCGGAATTTCAACATATTTTAAGGAACTTGGAAGATCCGCAACATTCAAGCCAAGTCCTTTAAGATCAATATCATCAAAAATGTCATTTAACATCTCCACATCCCATAATCCAACCTGAATATTTGATGTGATATTATATTCTTTAAGTTCAGTTTCTGTTAACATTCTGTTCGGGATCCTGATATCGATCATTTCTTCACCTCGACCCAAAAGTTTAAGAACAGTAATTCTTTGATGCCCGGCAATGATCATATTATCCAGATTAATTGCCGGGATCTCCACCAGGTTAAACTTTTCAAGCGATCGCTGAAGCTGCTCCCGTTTTTTATCCGTTAAAACTCTTGGATTAAAAGCAAATGGAACGAGATCTTCCACTTTGCGTTTTTCAGTATGCCATTCTAATATATTTTCATTCATTTCTTTAGTGCTTTTTCAATTTCTTCAAGTTCAAGTTTGTATTTTTCAAGTATCTCAAGATTTTTGGCTCTCATTTCTGGAGTCTTTGCCTTTTCAGATAACCGGGAATATTTACTGATATAGGTTCGAATGGTTAACCTGCGGGAAATCAAATCACCTTTATCCATTTCTTCGATATTCCTTTTAATAGGTTCCGGACGAATAGGTTTCGATGGTAAAACCCCATGTTTATCATAATGACCAAGCCTTTCATAAGCATCCGATATTGAATCTGATATTTCCAGGATTCTTAATGCATTGGTCAATCTCTGATCATTGGTAGGTATATATTCCAATGTGGCATGGAGATTATCACGCTCTTTTAGCATCATTTTTATTTCTTCAAAGAGCACTTTAGCATCTTCCTGGAGTGGCCGGTGAATATTAGCCTCAAATTTCGGTTCAATTACAGATTTTATTATTTTAGGCTCTATAATCTTTGCAATTATCGGTTTTCCTATTATTGGCTTCGGAAGTGAATGAATCTCAGGGGTATTTATCAGTTTCTTAAGTTCGTATTCCAATATTTCTTTATTCCTGGTAGAAGCTGATCCACGCCGGAGCATCATTTTTTGATTTGGACTACTACCATATTTTTCATACAAGGTCACCCCGGCATTATATTCCATCCCTGAATCAAACCAATGTTTTATTTCTTCAATCATTTAATGACTTTTTTTGCTTGTTCAAAAATTCATACCACTCCGGAGCTTTCCGATTTGGCGCAAATGAAAAACTTTTTTGATGTACCCGGTATTTCATCAATACCTGTTGATGATTATAAATGGTGTATCCTGCTTTGAGAAATTTTATCCATAAGGCAAAATCCTCAGCTAATGTTGGAGGGATATTCCCATATCCACCAAGTTTCAAAATAGTATCACGCCGGTACGCAATGCCAGGATGATTAACAAACCAATATTCTGCTGCTTCACTGGCTGCATATTCTTTTGTCACTTCAAATGGATGATGAGAATACCATTCCCGGGACTGTGAAATCAAATGAATCTGGATCCCACAAATATGCCGGTCCGGATAAGTAGAAAAAAAATCATTATGAACTTCAAGAAGTTTTGGATCTGCAATATCATCGGCATCCATCCGGACAATAAGTTCATTTTTGCAAAAGGAAAGTCCAAAATCCAATGCTGCAGCAATACCGTTATTTTCTTTGGTTCTGACAATGCTTAAACAACATTCTCTCTTTATGCCATAAAGAAAATCCGTCAATTCCCCTTTTTGGTTGTTATCATCAACAATGATAAATTGGAATTCTCTATGGGTTTGAGCAATAATGCTGTCAACTGCTTGTTTGACCCATTCTAATGGAGTATTGTAAACCGGCATTAAGACTGATATCTTCATTTTTTTGAATTTAATTTGTCATCATGCCAATGGATCCTGAATAACGGATTTTTAGTCTGACTCTCAGGAAAGACTGATGGCTGAATTTTCATCAACCGGCAGATAACAGGAAATGAGATCTGGTCCTGATACGTATATTTGACATTTTCAAACCACCAAGCCATCATTAATGACTGCAATGATTTTGTCATTCTTCTCATCATCACTCCACAGGCATATAATCCGGCATGTTCCGGATGAAATTTCCTGTAAGCTGCAATCTGGCCATGGATATCTTCATTCTGATATTTTATAAGTGGCAGTGAAGCATTTGCCTCATCATAAATGCAGTTTCTTTCAGGATGTTTATAAAGTAAAATATCAGATTTAAAATGATCAATGCAATGCTGGATGAATAGTGATGATTTTATTTCAATGGAAGCATCAATAAAAATCATGATATCATATCTTGATAATTCTTTGCATTCCCAGGGCATTATCTTGAAATATTTAGCTTTCATCCTGGGTGCCAGATCTTGTCTGGGAAGATTGGTCTGAATTATCTGAACGGATTCGGTGTTGGAATTTGACAATTTTGAAATATCCACAGAATTGGGATCATCTGTCAGGCAAAAATAATCTGCCGGCATGGTCTGCCTTGGAACAGGTAAAAGAGGTGAATAATTTCCGTAAATGGTTGTATAGACAGCAATTTTGTTTCTTTTTTTAAAATCATACACTCTTAAAGAATCTGAAACAATTTCATTCCAGCCTTGACCATATTTTTCTTTCATTCCCCCATCCAATTCAATTTTTGCCGTATCTTCATATTTGACAAGATTGTCCTGGCTATGAATTGTCTGCTGTCCTAAATGCCAGAATGAACTTCCATCATCACAATACATTTTAATGCCGCCTTTCATCATCCTAAGAGCATAATCAAACTCAACTCCATATCCTCTTACAAATCTTTCATCAAATAAACCAACCTTCTCAAAAACATCCCTACGGATCACCGGTGCCGTAAATTCAATGCAATGAACCTGCCGTATATTGCCGGTGGCATGATTATGACATTCCCGAATCCAGCAGTTATATGACGGAGTGATCATCGGAATATCCTTTTTCGACATTACCTCTTCAATTCTTTTTACAGATGAATCTTTAATGACGATATCGGAATTCATCAGCCAGAAAGCCTGAAAATCGGTGGTTGAAATAAGATGTTGTATGATACGGTTCCAGTTTGGTGTAAATCCCAGGTTATCCGGATATCTGTAAATTTGATTGGTAAGAGAATATATGGAAAGATCAATATTTGAACCGTTATCCACTACAATAGCATCAGGCACCATCCGGCATAATCTGTCTGTTAATTCAGGTGTGTTATAATGCAGGATCAGCTTGGCTATTTTCATCATTTTTCAAATCTTGATTTCTTTGGAAAGGAATTCATCAAAAATGCCTTAAGATTGTCATTCAATCCGGCATCATTATGATTGAGATATAATTTCCCTTTGCATTTTTTCTTCAGATCGCCGGTTGAAGAGGTATAGAATTCATTGTCTTCATTGTTAAAAAATTGAATCCCTTTGCAATCATGATAAAGAACTGGTTTTGAATTCACAAAAAAAACATTATAATATAAAGTTGAAGTCAAAAGTCTTTTTTCCAGAGCATCATAAACTGAAATGATCCAGAGCATCTTTTCCCGTTCAAATAATTCAGGAAAATGAGTCTCCGTATTCCATCCATGATATCCTTTCCATTTCACGATCCGGATGGTCCGGTAAAGTTGCAGCCACCAGGTACCGGTTCTCTCCGGTAAATAATCGCTGTCATACATGGCTTTGAATTTGCCAATTTCCTTTAAATTAACTTTATCCAAAAGATAGATATCATCATACATCCTGATAAACTTTCTTCCTGCATCAGGATGATTCAGATAAATAAGAATTTTACTGATTGCATCAAAAACGGTATTTTCACTCATCCCTTCACACCGGGTATGAGGAATAAAAGTCACTTTTTTAGGATCTATATACTCGGGTAGATCTCCGACAATGAAAACCCTGAATTCTTCTTTTAAATTTTTTTGAAGTGATCTTAAGGAATACCGCAATTCATCCCATGATGCCTCTCGTAAAAAGTATGGATAGTAAACATCAATCATGCAACAAAACTATTAGTGCAATTGCACGGAATAAAGGACACAAAAAAACCCGCGTGCTGCGGGTTTTTAGTACCAATCAAGGTGAGGCTACTATGGAAATTACCAGCTTGCAGAACTGGGGTCATAATTTATCTGTCCTTCATAAAATCCCATTGGCAGACTTTGAACAGATTTAAAGGTGATCGTTGAACCTTTATCTTTGGAGACATCTTCTCCCCATGCACTATCTAATGCATCAATTACGACAAGGTTGCAAGGTTCACCGAGTAAATATCTTTTATTGTTTGCACAATTCTGGATGATGACCAATCCTTTGAATGAAATCCCATGAGCAGCAATCCATGCTTGGATGGCTTTTTCCCATCCGGGATAAAAACCGGCAAGGGATAACTCATAACCGCCACAATCATCATTACTACCCTTGACTTTTTTCTGATCAGGTTTCATCGTTTTTTGAGTCATATAAAAACGATGCATATGCTTACCGGCTTTCAAAGGAATATTGTCGGAAATGGTAACTCCGTCAGCTTCTCTGTCCGGGAAATTATCCCAATCGATATCATCATTATGAATAAGAATGACATTAGATGAAATACCACCACCACCACCTACATTATCTCCGGCAGGTCGTGCCAGGTCCATGAGGGAAGTTGCGAGTACACCCGATGGTTTGGGAAAAACGATACTGGCTATGACCAATGCTCCCATTGTCAATGCCGGATCCCATCCGGTGGCAGCGGCGATGCCGGCTCCTGCCAGCATCGCAACTAATATGATCGATAAAATTTTTGCTATTTTCATTTCAATTGTATTTAGGGTCAATCGTTTCTGTTAATTAGAATCGAATTGAACCAAGATTAAAAACTTGCACTCTTTTCATCTCCGGAGATTGAAGCAAAAATGGCTTCTTCAACTGCAAATCCAACAGCTTCATGCCAGTCAGCAAAAATGGAGATCACCCTTTTTATTGATTCAATACGGAGAGTGCTCGGACCATCATTCACCTTTGTCAATTTGATGAAGTTTTCCTGTGGTGTGGCAAAGATCATATCCTGGCCAGCCATGCTCGGAAGTGGAACGAGTGTCAGATTGGTTCCATCAATCATGTGATCTTCCATACCTTTATAGGTAGGATCGATACCGAGCAGATCTCTCTTTCTGCGCAGGTAAGCGCGGAACCATTTCCGGCTCATGTAAATGTTCATCGGGACAGATTGGTAAACTTCCTTCATGTTATCTGCAAAGGCTTCAATCTGGTTGAAGATATCCAGATGAGTAAAGGTTCCAAGACCAATGAAATTTACTTTTGAGGTTCCTGCATTGTATTTGTTCTGGATGATGGTGCAGAAACCATCCATTGATAGGCCGGTATCCTGAGCAACACCATCAACAGGGGCTGCATACACACCGTTTGCAATTATCTTGAGTTCCCTGTTCTCAGCGATCTTGGGCATGATCAGTTTTTCAAGAATATACCGGGTAATCGGCCATTGAGACCTTTCTACATTCTCTGTGACCAGAAATCCGAGCCAGCTTCCAACAACATCATCCGGAGTTAGGTCGATATCGAATTTATGCCGGCGATGAACAGTGGAAATGGGTGTGAAGGCAGCCGTTCCTTTCGGTGTCCATCCCTGTTGAAATCCCTGAACGATATCATCAATCACTGCTTTTGAAGCGCGATAATCATCATCCTGAATGATATGAGTCATAAATTTCTCCGAAACTGTGTCCTGCAGCAAGAGAGTTTTTATGTAACTCTGATTTTTCCCAATCCAGGAACCAAATTCGGAAACTAATTGGGTAATGTTGATTGTTGGAGGCATTTTATTTAGGTTTTAGCGTTAATACTCAAGTTTATTCCTCATACGAAGGATGTGGTGACTTAATTTTCAGGTTCTTTCTGTGAAGCAATATCATCAGCAATCTGATTGTGAGCGAATTCATCCTTCGGATCCTTTTCAGAGTCGATTTTATCCTTATCCTTTTTTGCTTTTGTCTCTCTTTCAGCATCTTCAGCTTTGAAAGCTGCAAAATCAGCTTTTACCTGATCCCGCTCTGCAGTGACAGTTTGAAGATTGGCATTTGCAGTTGCCAGATCAGTTGTCATCTGGGTTTTTTCTGCACTGACTGATGTCACTGAATCTTCAGTGGTCTTTTTTTCGTTCTGCATGTTGGTAATTGCAGCAAGGATATCCTCAATGGTAGCTTTTTCGTCTAATCCAAGAAGATCCTTAATTTTCTTTAAATCGTTCATAGTCGAATCGTTTTCTATTTTTGGTGAAATATTGAAGGCGCTTTTTAAATGGTCAATAAGGTTTCCCATGAAATTATTCTTGACAGGATTATCTTTCATGTATGCCTGAACAATCTGAGCATAGGTCATATTCTCAATATTATCAGGTAATTTGCCAGGAGTATTCTCAATAACATCAATAATTTTATCATCAAGAGCTGCCTGAGCTGATATGAGATGATCCTTATAATCGAAATATTTTGCTTTTATTTGAGAAGAAGTTAAACCGGTCTTATCCACCATGCATTGTATAAGAGAATTTTCATAAGTATCCAAAAATTCTGCACTCTCCCGGAAATCTTGAGCATTTCCGAATTCAAACATTGAAGGTGAATGGAAAAGTGTCAGTGAATTTTTGGCAGCATGTCTGGTTTTCCCGGCCTGCAGAATAATACTGGCCATTGAATATGCGATGCCATCATTATAGGTATGTATATCTTTGGGAGATTGAAGGATGCAATTAAAAATAGGTAACCCTTCATTAATATCTCCCCCCGGAGAATTGATCCTTATATTGATTCGATCATATTGTTTCTCCAGGTTTTTGAATTCTGAAACAAATTCAGAAGCAATCGTATCATCAGGTTGCTTGAACCATCCACTCGATCCTATCATCCCATAAATGAAAACATCAACCTCATTGGGATTGGATGAATTGGTCTTAATATTCCAGAATTTATTAGTCGATAACATAAAATAAGATTGTTCTGCTCTTTTTGTGGCTACAATATTATTAAAGCATCAATCTTTAATAAAGGACTGAAATATTAATGAAATGAGGATTATTCAACTCGTAGTGCCGGGATCGCCATCTCCTATTTGAATGAAAAGAGCTGGTTGCTGAAAGTCTCCCTGGAAAGTTAATTGATAACCGTTGAATCCGGGAACATCTCCCGGAAGTAATAGCAGAAATGAACTGGTCATTGCCTGGTCCATATTTCCAAAAAGCCTTATGGTACTGTTTTTATCTGTCACTTTTACAACGATCTTCCTTCCATCCATTTCCCCTAATTGCTGTTCCACTTCAATTCTGCTTTTGGGGATCAGCATTGTAATTTTATAGTCATATAGTGGTCCGGGATCATCATCCTTCCGGTCCGATGCAAGCGAAATTGATCCATCAGTAGCATAGATATCATTCCATGCTTTTCCGGTTTTCAGAGTTACCACTGCAATTAAAGTAGCGGGGGAAAATACCACCGATTGAATGTCCTTTTGATAAACCCATTGAACAGGGTTAATTCCCCCGATATTTATACCTGAATGAATATTGATATTTCTCATTGTTTCAATATATTAAATCCATTAAATACAATTGATACAGTCTAAAACTTTTTGAGACAAAAGTCCCCTTAAACTGAGATATTTATAATTTGTCTATTTAAGTATTTTATATTATTAATAATAAATGTGTTATATGTTTTATATTATTTAGATTCATTATTTATTAGAAAAACAAAAGATTTTCGTCAATTTTTAATCAGTTTTTATTCTGATTCTATTATTTTTTGCCCACGAATCCTTTTAGTTGTATAATTTGGATAAACTTTAAAGAAATTATCAATATCCTCTTGAATAAATCTAATTTTTGAGCTTCCAGGAATCTTCCTCGAAGTAAGGTGACCTTTCTTAATCAGATTATAAATATAGGGAGTAGAGCATTTTAATAATTTTGAGACATCTCGGACAGAATAATATTTAGGATTTGTTTTTGGTAATCTGGTATCCAATACACGTTGAACAGATTGCTCAATTATTTCTTGTAAATCTGATAAAGTAATAATGACTATTTTAGTTTGTTTGTCCATGTTCCCGTAATATTTAAATCTTTCATAAATTTACTTCTTTTCTTCATATTTATCGAATTAAGATATCTTTGGTAATCTTTTTTAAGTTGATCATAACAATCAATTGGCAAACGATATTTTTCAATAAAAAAATTAATCGCAAACTTCTTTGGATATTTATCGATTAAAGCTGAATCAATCTCAGAATAAAAAACTTCTATGAAAATACTTTTCAATACATGAATTAATATTTTTTGACTTAATGGAGAAATATAATTATAACTACGGACGTCTTTCGTTACAAAAAAAGGTAATCTAATCTCCATCACATTTTCACCAGTTGGCGGAATATAATCTGAAAGAGGAATCTCGATATGTCTTTCAAGCATTCTATTTATTCGATGCTTTGTTGGAAATAAAATTGGTTTAGTACCAAAATTATATTCAAAAAATTTTATTAGATAAGAAGGACATGTAAAACTTACGATCGTTTCTGATGGCATAGTGTAAAAGTATATAGGTTAGTACTGTATTTAAAGGTCAGTTTTATTTAATTAAATTTATATCGATCGTTTTCTTCAATAATAATCGTTGTAAATGGAAATCCTGTTTTTGGAACTTGCTGAATCGCCTCAAGTAACCCACATGACGAAGTAAAAACTATATGTTTCTCGCCATTGATAGAAATTTGAAGGTGAAGGCATTTATCGCATCCTCTTTCCTTAAAGGCATTAACCTTTGAATCCTCAATCTTCCAATCATGAATTACTATCTCCTTTCCCAATATTTTTGAGATCTTTATTTTATCTCCAACAAAACTCTTAGCATTTATAGTGATATTAAATTGATCGAACCGGTTCATTTAAAAGTTTTTTTAGTAAATTTTTAGAATTACAATGCAATGCCCATCCTGTATATGATGCAATGGATTGCTTACTTGGGTTCCGGGAAAGCATCCGGGCAAAATTCTGTTTAATGGTTTTTCTCAGTAATATATGAGTATGAAAGAAAACATAACCGACAAAATCAATACCACGGGCATCAACCGGGAATACCTGGTAATTATCTTTTACTACCAGTTTCAATTTTTGATCAAAATAGAGTCGGATATCAGCCAAGATTTGATGTAAGCAAGATTTATTGTCGCAAAGGATCACAATGTCATCGGCATATCGGAAATAATATTTGACTTTCTTTTCCTCTTTGATCCAGTGATCAAAGTAGGTCAAATAGAAATTGGCAAAAAACTGACTCAGATAATTTCCGATCGGAAGGCCATCGGTAGAGTCTATAATCTCATCCAGAAGCCATAATAGATCCCGATCCTTGATCTTTTTGCGTAATAATTGTTTTAAGATATCATGATTGATGGTAGGATAGAACTTCCTAACATCTAATTTTAAGCAATATTGGGTACCCTTAATATTTTTGAGTGCATTCTTAACGGCATTTGCTGCAGCATGGATACCTTTTCCTTTAATGCAACTATAAGTATCAGCTGTAAATGCGGAAACAAATAATGGTTCCAGGATGTTCATTACTGCATGATGAGTAATCCGGTCCGGAAAGTATGGTAATTTGAATATGATTCTCTCTTTGGGTTCATATATCGGGAATGTAACATATTCAGATGTTTTATAGGTTTTATTCTTAAGCATTTCATGAAGTTTCAGAATATTATCTTCCCGGTACCGGTCATGCTCAATAATACCAGGTTGTTTTAGTTTTCCTTTCCGTGCAATTGAATCTGCAAGCATCAGGTTATCTATGCTGTAAATTTGTTCATATAAATTTCCTTTTCTTTTCATGGCCTTTGCTTTATAAGATCGTTTTCATCTGTTGATTACCAACGCTCTTTTTATTTTCTTGATTTTTTGCCATGTGGGCATGGTCTATATTGCTAATTAAACAAACTCGCGAACTGACATTCGTATTCGTATTATCGTAGTTGTAATTCGAATTCGAAAAGTCGAACCTGGAACTGGACGAAAGAACTATCAGCTTATGCAACATACCACCTTTCATTTTATTCTGAGATCAAAAAGAATTCAACATATTCCTTTCCGAATTGTTCTCCTATATACAGAGCCTTTTCCGATGTATCAGTGCAAAGGCGCGAACCGACAACCGTACGCGTAAGATCGAAGTGGTAAATCGAAGACGAAAAGTCGAACCCGGAACCGGACGAAAGAACTTTAAACCAGGGATAATACTTATACTGATTATAATCATTCCAATTGGGAGTCCATCCATTATTGATGGCTTTGAAGATTATATAAAGTTTATAGCAATTGATAATTGCTTTTTGGAATGAAGTCGGGATCATGGATACATCCGGCAATTTTTCAGGATCAATATTTTCCTTTTTACAGGCATCTTCAAAGGATTTGATTGTTTTATAATCAAATTTTTCTTTTGCTTTTGTGGTTTTTGGTGACATGGTTTTACTTTTTTATGGTGAATAGATCTCTATGAATTTCAATGAACTGCCTTCCGAAATAATTAGCCAATTCTTCAGTTTTTAAGCAAAGGCGCGAACCGACACCCGTACACGTAAAATCGCAGCCGCAATGCGAATCCGAAAAGTCGAACCCGGAACCGGACGACCATTTAAACCATGGCCACCATTTTCTTTCATTTCTATCATTCCAGTTTGGTTCCCATCCTTCATTAAGGACCTTTGCTATCAGTTTTAACTTTTTGTAAGCAAATTCATCCTCTGAATCATAGGAATGTTCTACATTATCAGGATCTATTCCTAATTCATGACAGGCATCCTCAAATGTCTTAATGCGGTCAATGATCTTTCCTGAGAAACATTCTTTACCAAATGTCTCTATCAGGATCTCTTGAAACCATTTAGGTACATCCTTAAATAGTTTTAATGCTTTTGATTTTTCTAATTGTAGTGTTTCCATGTTTTCCTTGTTTTGATTGGTATTAATTGATTTTGAATTATTATTAAGAATTCCTTTCATTCCTCTTTCAATTATATCATGAAAATGTTCCTTAATTGCACTCATATTCTCCATTATTTAATAATTTGATGATATCCATTCATAAATTCAGCAGCATCCCGGCCCCATTCAACCGGAGATTGGAAATAAATAAACAAGGTATATAAGAGTATCACCGCTAAGATAAAATAACAGATTGCGGCACTAAACTCCTTAAATTTATAAATCCAATTCATGCTGCAGATTTTATGTAAATCCTGTTTTCTTCAAAAAATGCTTTCAATTTCAGAGCTGTCGTTTCTTCTCCAATTTTATGAACCTCAAAAACTCCAGAATAGAAAGTATGAATCAAATATTCCATTCCTATCTTCTTTCTTCCATTAAGGTGAAAATCCTCCATTTTCCCGGGCCTATATCCTTCCGGAAGTTTTTCAAAGTATGGAAGATTCAGTTTATCGACCTTTGGTTCCATAATTTTTTTTTTTGCCTTTTCCAAACGGTGAAAACCCATCCCTACATCCCTACATCCCTACATCAAACTACATATCCCTACGGTAAACTACATTTATTTTGGTATTAACTGTTTGATTTTTAGTATTATAAATATTTGTAGGGATGTAGGGATGAATTTTCATTATTTTTGTAATTTTTTACTAAAAAAATATTTTTTTGTTAAAAAGGATCATTTTTCTGACTTTCTGTCCTGTTGTCTGCATTTATGTCAGGTTGAACCTCAATAGGCAGTCGGTCAAGATTCACCTGCCTACCTAAAATATCATAGTCAAAACAGTAACAACTTGAAATTGTATCTTTAAATCTTACACTATTCTTATAACCGAGATATGATTGATGATGCTTGATATAATGCATAAGACTCACCAGATCCACTCCATTCTTTCCATATTGCCTCCTGTGAGCTTCCATGTAAAGGGAATGTGAATGTGATAATCGAAAGAATAGAACAGATTTTGGATTATTCCACGTAGGATGAACCTTCTGTTCCGAACGGTTCATATATTCCATATCCATTACCGATGAAATCTTAAAATCAACATCGGCTGATATGAGTTTCTGATCAAGCAAAAATTCCATCATGGACCAGAAGGTACTTAAGGCTTCTGAACTGCTTATCTGCGCCGTTAATTCTATGATCATTTCCTTTGAAGTTTTATAGATCTGATCATAAGTGAAATTCAGCTCCAAAGGAGCTGTTTGATTCAATATGATCTTAACCGGTGCCAGGATACAGCAAAAGTTCCGGACCAGTCTTTCATCGAAAGATTTATTCTCCTGCAGGAGATCATCTTTGATGTTCTCCATTATTTCCGAAAAAACCATCCCGTATTCCTTATCGACAGTTTCCCGGTGGCAAATTAACTCGCCAATTAAGCTGCTGAGTCCTTTCAACTCCAACGATTTCAATCGGTCGTATTTTGCCATTTCATCTGCAGAATATTTTTTCTTTTCAAATGAAAGAAGGATTGATCTCGTAAAAAGTGCATTGTCATCGCGGGTAGGCAGGTACTGGCCGGAAATAATACAGGATGAGTTTACTTTTGTAATTTCGGTCCGGGAGTCTTTAGTCATTTTCCCTTTTTCATGACCCATTCCATCATAAGCACTCTTTAGACTTTGAAATCTCTTCTCATCCGTATCATTGGTATATTCATCAAACCAAACCATTGCATTCTTTATCCTGGATAATCTTCTGAAGAATCCTACCTGGGTACCTGAGTTCAGATTAAATGCCGGGAGGTTGTTAAAGAAAACATTTGAAAGTGACCAGGCTAATTGACTCTTGCCGGATTGTTTTTCTCCGAAAAGGAACAAATGAGGAAAGATTTTATATTTCTCATAGATGAGATCCCGGAAAGCTGAAGCGATCATAAATGCGATCGCAATGATAGCTTTCTCTCCATATACCTCTATCATCAGCTTTGTCCAGTCCCCGAATTTAACTGGTGATTCCTGCCAGATGAAATAACGGTCATTCTCATATTCATCATCATCCTCACGAACATCACTGTAAACAATGGAAAAGGCCGGTGAGAAGTATTTCAGTTTTTTATGATCAGTGATTCCGTATTGATCAACCGGTTGCCATTTACCATTGTAGATGCCATTGGCAAATGCATAAAAACCCTCCCGTTGCCAGCCAAGTGTCCTGAGCTCGTTACAAACCGGAAATTCATTACTGATATTCTCCAGGATCTTCATGAAGTGAACCTTGGACCCAAAGAAGATATAATTCCCTTCCGAGAAAACTGATTGCTGGAACTGATCTATTGAAACGAAATTCTTTGAAGGGATATCAAGAATGCGCTTAACTCCAAATTCATTTTCAATTTCAACCAGTCGTTTATTATCGGTTTTTGAATATATATGGAATAAAGGTCGAATAGTAAAGTTAGATCCCCGAAAAAGTCCGGAACCGGTTATAAAGAAATATTGACCTTTGTGGGAAAAGAAACCCATCTTCCTTGCAAGTTTCTGATCGATGTCATCGGGAAGATCTACCTCATGAATTTCGATGTCGACAGACTTAAGAGATGAACGTATTGCTTTTATTTTGTCCTTAAAAGTTTGTTTGGAGAGTTTGTATTTCTTGGAAAGTTGACCAATGTAAATTTCTTCAGTTACTGAGTCATTCAACTTCACAAGCATATCACAGATCGAATTGATTGCCTCTCCAATTTTCTGAGCATTTCCACCGGCTTCTGATAACAACTTTTCGGAAGTGATCATTAACATTTCTTCATCAATCAATTCAACGGAGGGGAGATCTATATCATTCATTCGAAGTAGTATTATCAGGGTGTCTTATTTCTTTATTACCGGCATTTATCAATTCATCTACAATTTTTGAATTTTCCTCAAAAGTGCCATTAAGTTTCATTTTTCTAATGGCTTCATAGGGGATCAATCGCTTCTCAATTTCATCGATATAGAATTTTAGATATTTATTTTCATGTTCAAGAACCCGGTTCTTTTTATCGATAAACTGAAAGTCTTGAATATACTGCCAGGCAAAAAGCATGGTCTCAGCAACATTTGACCAAAATTTATAGGAATCAGTTTCTCCGGTTTTCGATTTCTGTTTGGCAAGTATATCATTGATCTCTGCTAATTTGTTAAGAAGCATTTCCGGAGCATCGTTATAAAGGCTATTGTTGATGGTATCACTCATTTCAGGCAGGAATGTATTATATGATAAACCTTGGAAATATCAGGTGATTTCCCTTCTTCAGTTTTTAATGATTTGGAGAATTCAATCGTTTTATCCATTGAATATTTCTTCTTATCCCAAGTCATTTTAGTAATTAGACCAAAGAGATATTTTTTTTCAGCATTGTGAATGTTTAATAAAGAATCATACTGCTTTTGAATTTTCCTTATTTTCATTCGAATTTTGAAGAATTTGATAATAATTATCAATAAGATGATCAGCGATGCGATTAAAATAATCCCATGGATCTTCAAATAAAGATCGGAGTTCAAAAACTGCCTGATCTGATGTAAAATGTCAATGTAATTCATGATTTTATTTTTTAATGTCTGTATAAAAAAACTTCATAATAATTTCTATTTTTCTGGCTCAAAACCCGATCTTCATCCTCTTTCCTCTTATTCCTTTCATCATGCTTTTCTGCAAATTCAGCAAGTTTGTAACCTTTTCCAATCCAAACGAAAGGCTTAAAATAATTCGTTTTATCGCTCTTAATCTTCACTCAATCTCAGTAATTTTAGCAATTTCATCGAGATCTAAAATTGGAGTATATTTTTCATTCTTTTGAAAGAGAAGAAAAGTTAGATATTGAGTATCCCAATCGATATCTTTCTTTTTGTACATCGTTTTAATGAGTGCCTGGCATTGCGTGACGGAATATCCGGTATCAATAGCAGCCACAAAAGAGTTGATGTCCTTAAGTTTCATATTCCTTAAGTCAATGAGAGTGGCATAGCAGAAAAATGAAGGAATATTCTTTTTTTGAAGATCGATTTCAAAAACTTCTCCTATCCTGAATCTTTGATCATTCCTTAACCGGAGTGTGGTAAAATATTTACCGACCAGCTTATTATTCCAGTTATATGAGAAAATCAACTTATCCATTATGACGTTCGTTTTTATTTAGTTCTGCTTCAATGGCATTAATTAATTCATGCAATCGGAGAATTTCCTGATCCTTATCTTTTAAAGTAATATTCTGACCATGATATTTTAAATCAAATGAAGGATCATCTATTATGTCAATTCTTTCAAAAAAAATTGATTTCATTAATATTAGATCAGGATATGAAAAATTTGAAAATGCTGTCATACTTTTGATTCTGATGCCGGGGGAGGCGATTTAAACTTCAATTGGTAGGACATTTCGCGAAGTGCTTTTGGTGAAAGGGGCCGTTTTGCGGTCGACCCCTTTTCATCGAAATTCTTCACAACCTCAAGCTGTTTATCAGTAGGTGATCTGTTATGAATGTCAGAGGATATTATATCCTTTTCATTCATCTCCTTAGTTAGTGAAGCCTGTGGAAAATCTTCTTTATCGTTTCCGAAAAGATCAAGTTCTAATTCTTCCATGGTTAGATTATGTTTTTGTCTTGAGCGAAAGTTGCAATTCCGACTTTACTATGAGCACCAACTTTCTTTTCTATATGAATCCTGTGAATAGCAACCGTATGGATGGAAATTCCAAGAATGGAAGCAATTTCTTTATCTGCAAGGTCCTTGGCTATTAATTTCGTTATTTCAGTCTCTTTCTTTGTAAGGATCCCATTGATCCCTTCCGGCATGTGACACAGTTTGCCTTCATGTTTACAGAAATCCTTATAACAACAATCCCAATATTCATGTCTGGAAATACCGTTATTTGTAATATCTGCTTTACCATCAAACCCACCGAAATTGCAATAAATGTATTTTTCAAGTTGCTCAACTGGATCAATGATTCCAAGTTCATGGAGAGCCTGGATAGCTTTTGGCTGGTTATCAAGTTCAGATCTGACAAGATCTAAGGTGAGAAGATCGATGTCAATAAATGGATGAGTAAATCCATTCTGAAGAAAAAACACTTCTCCATTTTTAACAAAGAATTCGATTTGAGGATCGGCGATGCCGGCCGGTAAAGATGCTGTTGGTTTTTTCATAGTAGTGAGGTTTAAAATTTCGATTTTGTTGCGCGGGATGGATTCGAACCACCGGCCTTTAGGTTATGAGCCTAACGAGCTGACCACTGCTCTACCGCACAATATTTATAAAGAGGATATTTTAATACTCCTCTTAATTTCTTTTTTATTTCTCTTTTGAGCTATTTGAAATGATAAATCCAAAACAATATCATTGAATCTTTGTCCAGACAGAATTCTATTTATATGAGCAATTGATAATTCAATACCAATTTTCCTCAATTCACTTTGAATTTCCTCAGTAAAACCAAGCCCGTTGATCTTTCTATTCCGATATTTCTGAATAGGCTTAAGGTTTGAAGGTATTTTGTATTTGCGCATAACCTTTTTATATTATTGTTTTAAAAGAATCTTTGACGTAATTTTGACACATTCAAGGCGTATTTGAGTCGCAAATATAAGACAGAATTTCGTATATGCAAGATAAAAGTTAATATTCTTCTAAATTTAGAATCATTTTAACATATAAATTTTCTATATGTCTTTAGGTCAGCAAATTAAGAAATTTTTGGATTTGAAAGGAGTATCACAAATAGAATTTTGTTCTAAGGCGGGTATAACTGAATCAAGATTATCAAACATTATTCATGACAAACATGACCCGAGATTTACATTAATCAAAAAAATTCTTTCAGCATATCCTGATTTAAGTCCAAGCTGGCTTATTCTTGATGAAGGAGATCCATTAATCTCATCTTTAGAAGTTCGGGAACCTCTAAGTAAATATTCATCTGATATTAAAAGCCTATTTGAAGAAAATGAAAAATTAAAGGAACAATTGGAGGATAAGAAGAAAATAATCAAACTCCTGGAGTTACAGTTGAATATTGATGAAGATAAAAAGAAAGACGTTGGTTGAGAGTTGTATATAAAGTACCCCCTACCCCCATAACACAAACACTCGTTATATTCATCTTTTATACGATACAAGCAAATTTAAGTTTCTTCAAAATACCTGTTAATGAATTAATTGAGATGATATTCTGAGCCAAAAACTGAGCCAAAATCACCATTATTAACCCAAAAATGAACAATTTTCAAACCGTAACTATTTAACATTCAATAACGCGAGTAATACATACGAATCCTCTCCCCGCTACAACAAATCAAATACGGCACAATTGATGGGCATTTCCAAAATCCGGAACCATAAATTGAGCCACAATGAGCCACGCTGAATAAGTAAAACTCATGATTCTGATGCCGGGGGGCAAAATCAACGAATCATGGAAAACTACAAATCAGCAAAACTGTTCGATGCCGATGGAGACCTCTCCAAACGCTGGAACGTTTATTTCTTCTTCAAAGATCCTACAACCAACAAATTTATCCGCTGGCGCGAATGGATATCATTGAAAGTCCCCACACGTAACCAGCGATATGAGATAGCCAGGGAGAAGATCAAGCGCATCAATACAAAATTGACCCTTGGATTCAATCCTTTCTCCGATAAGGACCGGGGACAAATGAAAATCCTTGAATCCCTTGATTATGCCTTTGATTGTAAAGTGAGATCCACTCGGCGGCGGACCTTCATGTCCTATAAGAGTCACTTAAAAAGATTCAAAGCATTCTTGAAGATCAATAACCTTGACAATATAGCCATCTCAGATCTTAATTCCCGGCATGCTCAGGAGTTCCTTGACTGGTACCAGGTAACCTATAAGATAGCCAACCGCACTTATAATAATGTACGAATAAACATGGTTGCCATCTTCAATTTCCTAAAGAGGAGAGAATTTGTTCTGGCCAACCCATTTTCAAAAGTCGATAAACTTGCAATCGAAGAACCTGATATTATTGCACTGAATACCTGGGAGAGAAAGATCATCCATGACCGGTTGCCCGATTATAATCATGATCTATTCATAATTGCCGAACTCATCTTTAATTGTTTTCTACGGCCCCAGGAATTGGTACGTTTACAAGTCAATCATTTAAAAATCGAAGCTGGTAATATCATTGTTCCCGGAAATGTCAGTAAAAACAAAAAGAATGAAGTAATCCAGATGCCAAAAGGATTGATAAAAAAATTAGCCGGTTTCGATCTGAATTTTCCCGGAAACTATTATCTCTTCTCCACAAACCTTAAGCGCGGGAAAAAGCAGATATTCCCCCAAAGGATCACAGAGCACTGGAATAAGTTCTGCCTTACATATGGACTGAACAAACCTATCTATGCATTGAAACATACAGGAAATGGAATGGCGATCGAAAAAGGGATCAATATCCGGGATATCCAACTGCAGAACCGACATCATAATTTACAGGTCACTCAGCAATATCTTGATCGGTTCAGCAAGATCCCTTCAGAGAAGTTAATTAATCAGTTTCCAGAGCTGTAGGAGCCACCTCTTTTACCAAATCATAATGATCATCAGTTTTCCATCTGAAAACCGGAACATTTCCTACAACCCCCATTTCATACGAATATCCCAATTTCTTTAATTCATCAACAATATCTTCTTTCATAAAGATCAATCCCGGATGAAAGCTGTTGATTGAATTGAATATATGTTCGGTTGTAAAAAGAGCAACCTTCTTTGAAAAGGTATTTGCCGGAGGGAATTTATCCTTAAATTCCTTTAAAACATCTGTTAAAGTTTCCATTGGCATATATTAAAAAATCCCGGTAGTTGGTGCATACAGATCTCAAAGGAAACCTATATGTGGGGAATAAATCCCCACCTACCGGGACAATGCCCGGTTCCTTTGATCTAAAATCTGTATGCACCATAGCAAAGATAAAAAAAAGACGGCAAAACCGTCTTTTTTTTTTAAAGGAAATATTTATCAATATTTAATTAATAATTTGGGAGGTGTTGGTGAACTTGTGGAGGCTGCTAAAAAGCAAGCTGCCACCAAAGCATAATACTTTGTGTTGCCCATAGAATTGGTAAAGGATAAGGTAAAGGTTTGAGTACCCGCAGTTGAGGAAAGATTATTTCCCTCCCAATCCCAATGCCCCGAATCATATTGGAATATCGTAATGCCATCATTGGCAGTTGTAGTGCCGAAGTTTACATTCTCTGACATTAAGCCAATGAAAATTAAACTGCCGGATTGAGGTGAAAAACTATTTGAAGTCAATGAGGTAGTATTATTTCCTAATGCACACATAGGAGTCATGGCAACATCAAGGGGATCTGATGTTGATTTTATCCCGGAATATTCTGTGGCTTGAAATCCTACATCTCCAAAATAATCATTTGTAATAATGATAGAATTTGCACCGGCAAGGCAATTATAACAATACCAAATTTGAGAGTAAGAATCCAAGTTTGCCCCGCTTGATGCTGCTGAAAGAGACGAATATGAATTACCATGAGTGTCCGTTACAGTTAAACTAAAAGTGCCACCAGCAACTGTCTTACCTCCTACCCAAACGACAATGAGATTCCCTGCTGAATTAGAAGAACCAAAAGGATAAGAGGTGCCTCTAACAGACGGATACTGATGAAAACTCTGGACTTTTGTTATAGATCCGGTACTCATTGCCGTAGTCATTAAAACCGCCTTTGTAATTCCCCCCGTTTTAGTTACAATAGCTTTTTGTGCAAAGCAAGATGCAGAAATTATTAAAAATATCAGACTAAGTTTTTTCATCTTACATGGCTGTTGTCCTACTCATCTCGATTACTGAGGTGGTGGAATAAATTAAATAATTAATTACAAAAGTCATACCTGTAGAAGTTCCCGTTGATAAAGTGCCTTGTGATTTCAAATTAGTACTAAAAGTTATTGTATAAGAGGAACTTCCTGATGTGGTAACAACAAGTTGAACTATTGAACCCACACAACCACCGGGTATTGTACCCATAGCGATTGTACCTGTCGCATTTGGAGTTAACGTATAAATATTTGTGCCAAGCACAGGAGTCCAGGTAATAGAACCGCTTGGAGTCAATGCTGTTGGAGTAGCATAGAGAGGTTGGGAGTAAAGTTGAGTATAAGCTGTCGTTGCAATCTTTGTGCTATTATCGGCCTTTGTCTGAGTTGTTGCATTCGTAGCCGATGGTAATGTTGAAGTTGCACCCATGGCAGAAGATGATGTAGCTATTAGGATATTTCCTGTTGCTACGGTTGAAGGCATCGTATATGGTGACCAGGTTGGAATCCCTGAGCTATTTGCGAATAAAATATCATACGTTGCAGTTGGTGCGGATGTCGTTCCAACTGCACTCGTGGAACTGGCACCTAATATTGCTCCTGTAGCTACGGTAGAAGGTAATGTATAAGGTGACCATGTCGGAATACCCGAACTATTTGCGAATAAAATGTCATAGGTAGCTGTGGGTGCGGATGTCGTTCCAACTGCACTCGTGGAACTGGCTCCAAAAATCGCACCAGCTGCTACAGTAGAAGGTAAAGTATATGCCGACCAGGTCGGAATGGCAGAGGCACCAGAAAATAATGCTTTATTAGCAGTTGCCGTTGCTGCCACAATTCCTGTTGCATTGGCTCCCGTTTGATAAGGTATTGCACCCTGTGTACCACCGGCTATATTGGCCGTCCCATCAATAGATGTTATGCCCGTTAAAGACTGTGATCCTGTGCCTCTATTAATTGCTATTGAAGTTGAACCGAGATAAAATGTTTGTGCTATCGGCGCATACACCCCTGATGGATTTCCCCATCCATAAGCAGTTTGTCCATTATTTATTCTTGAATCATTCCCTACCGCTGCAGTTGAACCACTTGTGCCAAACCCCGGAAAGGTAACCAAGGCGTTCCACGTTGAACTGTTATCAGGGATATATGAGTAGGTATGTGATCCTGTCCTTGTAAGAAGACCGTTTGAACTCCATATATTATCCAGATTTGTTCCGGTTATAGCAGTAAGATATCCCAATCCGGTCCATGGAGTTGAATAAGAAAAACCTCCTGTCCCATTATTAATTAAAGCACCAGGTCCATTTGCCAGATTCAGGATTGCATTAAGATTGGGATAACTAATGGTATCACCTTTATTCCATTTAGCTGCTAATTGCGAAGCTGCTAATATTTTCGTCTCAGCTATAGTGGTATCTAATTTTATTGTTCCTGTTGTTGTCAATGGGAATTGAGTAGAAGATAATCCGTTGCCTATACCAATACTGGTTACAGTCCCAGTTGATCCTGATGAAAGTTTCTTCATATAAACAAAACCGGTTATTGGGTTCCGCCAGAGAGCGGAATCAGCAACACCTGATGTTGTTAAAGATTTTTTCAACGATAAATAATTTTTTATTTGAGTAGTATCAGAATTAAACTGCAAAAGAACATGCGGGAATATTCCGTAAATTAAAGATGTATCCCTTCCACCAACATCATTATGAATAATAAGTTTATTACTACCTATTTCATAATAACCTGCACGCATCCCAATGGTTACATTTCCGGAACCGGTTGTATTTTTAAATAAAACATTGTACCCAATTCCTGTATTAGTTTGTCCGCTGGACACATTGAACATGGATCCTTGTCCTACCGCCGTATTATAATCTGAGGTAACATGATTAAGGGATTTCGAACCAATAGCTGTATTATAATTACCCGTTGAACCTTGCTGCATTGCATCTTCCCCAAATGCAACATTTTCTACGCCTGAATTATTAGTTTGTAACGATGCTTGTCCAACAGCAGTATTAAAACCATTATGGACAGCACTCGATAATGCAAGATCACCAAAGGCAGAATTATATGGTGCATCAATGTTTTTTTGAAGTGCAAAAGAACCAAATGCAACATTTCTTATACCTGTATTATTTTCAGCACAACGATAACCGAATGACGTCGTTCTATACACACTATCAATAATTCCTGAGAACTTATTATATATACGAAAAATCAAAGGAACAGTATCAGTGGTACCAATAAAATTTGCTCTTGTTGTGCCAGAATTTCCATTAAGACTCCAATTCGCTCCTGCAGTTTTTTTTATTAAATTTCCACTACCATCTAATCCTAATAGGGTACCTGATCCGCTCAATGCGGTGAATCTGGCATGCTGAGTATAAGTTGTATCCCAGGGAAAAGAATAGTGTCCCAGATTTGCCGATGAAGAGGAAAAGAAATAAGGCATTCCATCAGGAGAGGCAGAAAATCTTTTAAAAAATAAGGTGTCGAAACCCTCAAACGGAGGTGGTCCGGACCCACCGCTCTGTTTATTGTATAAAGTAAATAAAAGTTGATGATGGCTTACATCAAAAATTACTTTTGAATTGGAATTCTGAGTACTATCCTGGATAATGACAGAATTACCACTTGTTTTTATGATCCCGGTTCCAATAAGGTAAGATCTGCAAGCCTTGAAATCTTTTGATATCGTTGTATCATAATTTGATAGTTGACCGTTAATGCCGTCAAATGTCCATGTTGAAGTATTTAACGATGCTTGTAATACTTCAAATTTTGATGAATCCGCAATTATGATCATTGATCCGGATGGTTTTAATGTATATGAACTAAATCCGTCTATCGGCAACCCTTCTGCCGAAACCACTGTCAAATCATAAGTACTCAGGTTTTTAACCATAATGTTACCAACAATATTTTTGACAGAATCAATTGTCATGGTCTGGCCTGCAGGTCCATTAAAAAGATATAAAGGTATTGACCCATCGGCTGTAAAACTGGATGTTATTTCCGTTATTGGTATCGGAGTCGGACCACCTCCGGATCCCACATTCGGGTAAATATTGATAGCATATAATCCTCCTTCACTAAAATTTGCAGTCGTAGAAGTACTTCCCAAAGTTAATTGGCTTACATCTACTGTAATATCTCCTGTTAACTGTGAATTATTCGCCGGGTTTAACCTAAAATTACTGAATCCTGTCTTTGGAGTCAGACTGCTTGTAGTCATGCTCATCACAATGGCTCCTGTATCCTCTATCGTTGGAGAAAGAGAAATATCTACCTCATAATGGTATGCTCCTCCTGAATAAGTACCATTGACAAATTTTGTCAAATGATAAAAGGATCCAATATATTGACTGGTGGTTCCGAATTTCTTTACTGCCTTTCTCAGCGATGCATATTTTGTCCCGGCCATCGGTCCAAGGTAAATTGCTGTAGGAGCAACCGCCAAATATAACTCATCGAAATTATGATCGCATTTTACAAATGCATCACGAACCGGATCACCGGTATGATCATTAGGTGAGGTTCCGACATTAATATGTTGTTCTTGACAATAGCCGGAAATGACTATGAAAAATAGTGCCAAAATAAAAAATAGTGCTTTCATATTATAATTGTGTTTGATCTGCTGTTTGTTCTGTTGAATCTGCTGTTATATATGTATTGTCTGCTGTAAATGGGACAGGTTCATCACCTCCGTTATCGTCTCCAGCATCTGGGATAGGTGAATAAAAAATATCCTGGTATGATCTTCTGTATTCTATATTGTATTGAAGATTATCATTACCATCCTTACTTTTCAGCACCTTTTGTACTGTCATGATCACCGAATAACAGCGTCCATTAATGATCTCATAAATTTCAGTACTTCGAAACATATCCCTCATCCATTCCAGATAATCTTTAGAAAACCATCCTGTCGTACCGGTGAAGGTTTGCTGCTCTGTGGTCTGGAAAGTTTTATCCGGAGAATTATAAACGGTTTCAACCTCTTCTAAAATGATATTCCCCTGGTTATATACATATTCAAGATCACTTTCTATCAATCCTTTGAAAAGAGCCACATCATACCATCCAAATGAGTTACGGAAAATAAATTGACGGTCATATTCGCGGGTCCGGGTATCAAGATTAAAAGTAAATACCTCTGAAACAATGCCAGAAGAATTACTCATCCATACCCTCCATCCTTGAACCGTCTTTGCTGGTTGAATATTTGAAAGATTTAAATCCGTATATCCAACTTGAAGTTCAATCACCCCAAAATTTGGTAAAGAAACGGCATTCAGAGTAATCGTCTGATTTGTTCCATCTGTAAACATGACTTGGATGTACGGCGTCAATGAAATATTTGCCGGATCTGAAACAAGGAAATAAAGTCTCTCTAATAGGTCGATCGTAGTTGTTTTCTGCCTCGGGGCCCAGGTCAGAAACCGTTTTTTATTATTGACATCATCAAAGAATCCCGATACCTGTTCATTCCACCATGCAAGTGTTTCCCGCGATAATCCTCCCATCACTGCATAATGAAAATCATCAATATAAAGCCGTTTTGAAACACCGATATACTTTTCGGCAAAGGCCATTCGAAACTTCTTTATCCCATTCGCAAAATCTGCAGTCTTATTGGCATTAGCCGGAATAGTAAAATGAGGAGGAATAAATCCTTCCAAAAATGAATTCAAATATTCTGAAACATCAAATTGAACCCGGCCGTTTGAATCCGGCGGCCTTAAATCTTCTCCGATAATATCATCATTCTCATCAAGTATCTGTGCCAGGATCCCGAACCCGGGATAAAGTTGACTATCCACTCCGGTTATTTGATGATATTGACTGATCCCGGTTACATTCACATTTGTAAAAGTCATGGAGTAAAATGCTCCGGGATTCTTTGCAGTAAAGAGAATTGACGGAACAGTATTGGATATTACGATATCATAATTTGTATGTAAAAAATAGTTTTCACTCATGGCAGTGCCAACCTTAGCGCACCATGTTGTCGGAGTATCACCGCCGGCGGCCGACGGAATCGAAAGACCTAAATCATTATTATCATTAGCAATGATAAAATCAAACACCTGGTTCATGAATGAAAGCTGAAAAGTATGACCAAGTGTCTGATCAATGTCAGTAAACTTTAATTCACAATATGGTTTTACACCCGCTGCAGCATATAAAGCATCAGAAATAACATTAAACCTTATAGGGTTCCCGGCAAAAATGACTGAAGAGGGATGCTTTTCAATTGTGATCATGAAAGCAAAATAAATCTAAATGGATTCTTTTTTAAAGGACAGAATCAGGGACAGGGATAACATTCAAGAATTGCCGGTTGAATGGTATCTTTCTTAATACATACCTGGATATCTTTAATCAGGTATTTTATCCCATTGATCCTATACTTTCTAGAGAAATCAAAATTAGCCAGTTCTGCAAATGACATCTGCTTTTCAATCTTCACCAATCTTGCACTTACTTTGAAATTCAGATATTCCTTCCAGAATTTTTCAAATAATCCTTTTGCTCCTGGATAAAACAATGAGAAATTATCCGTTGCATTATTACTATCAGTATAGTTATAGTGAATATCTATTAATGTATAACTTTTCGGAATAGTAAATAATAACCTGGGTACGATCTTTTTCCAATCCTCTAACTTGTTTCCGCATTCCATACAAAGGTTGATTGGATTTCCATTTGGATCTACAGCATTTACATTCATATGCAATGTAGATAACTTTGAAGAAGTGGATTGTTTTGGCTCCTTTATTGCATCTTTGAACATAAATTGACTCTGAAGTTGCCATTCAGCAGAATAAAAATTTTGCCAGTTTTTGGTAGGATCCATAAAATAATAACACTGATCATCTTCTACATAATATGAATCACCTATCTGTCCGATAGGCCATGCTGGAAGATCTATCCTATTCTGAACATATCCTTTTACTGTGGCAGCAAAATTACCATCGAGAATTTTTAAATTTGCTAATTTATCATCATCTCCATCAAGTTCCATTGAAAGGCTATATCCGAAAATATGATCTTCAAGAGCAGTTTGAACTAGTGTGATATTCTTAGAAAATTCGATATAGGTAGGATCCAGAAGAATATTTTTTATAGGAACAATTCTGATTTTGTTCTTTATACCATCGATAAAGGTTACTGAACAAAAATAATTTTGAATGGAGGTTAGGAAATCAGATATAAAAATCGATGGAACATGATCATTCAGATCTATTTTGGTAACATCAAAATATCTGTTTCCTACCTGACAATTATTACAATTTAAAGAATTAAAAAGAACTAACCGGCTAAGATCATCATGAGAAGTAAAGAGATCATCAATAAGATCATATCCAAGCTGCTTTGCAATACGGGTGTATATATATTGGATATAAAGCATGGGAACCAAATTGGTTCTTAAACCTGGATGCGGAGATTCAGTGAGTAACATTAATCTATAAGATTGATCCCAGGTATGCCAATCGTTAATAAATTTTAATTGAGTATTATCAGTTGCGGGATCTAGATATTCATCATTAAAAAGAAAAGGAAATGCAATAGCGGACTGAGGGAATTTTCCACTTCCAGTGGAATTGAAATAGGATAAAGCCTCCGCTTCATTATCAAAATCAAGTGATCCCATATCAATTTGAGTCAAAAGTAGGTTTTTGGCCAGATTATAAAAAGAAAATGGATCATTAATGATAGATCCTTCAAAATGATCCTTATCCGAAATTTGAGTAAAAATGACTCCACTAAATAAAATGTGTCCGTTCCATAGAAAGGTAGCCGGATTTTGTAAATATGGATCAGTTGTTGATTCAATCCGATGCCTGAAGCCTAAAATTGCTTTATTCAAAGGAGTATTCGGCATCTTAAAAGGATATGAATAAGATGTTAAAGCATTAAATATCGGGTTTATCAGGTTTAATGTAAATGAAAAATCATTATCAAGATGAACCGGTTTTCCATCGATCTGAAGTGAAAGCATATTTTTATTATATTATTAAATGTTTTTTATGAATGAATCAGATGTATTAGAAACTTCATTTTTATCAGTTGATGCTAATGATTGAATCGTGTTTATTCTGTCTTGTTGCCTTCTAAGATCATCAAATACTACATTTGAAGTTATGCCATGTTTAAAAATATTATTTAATGTTTCAATAGCCGTAGAAAGACGAGGATCTACAGCAACTATCATTTTTGGTTGAATATTTGAAGGAGTGTTACTTGAAATGTAATTTCCGGTTGCATATTGAGGAACCCTGGCAAACTTAATAGCCTCCAATACACTGGGATAGTTCATTTGAATATTTCTTAATGTTGGTGCATCCACAACTAATTCAGGACCGGCTTCTGCAATTAAAGTAGGTTTTGTATAGATACCAGTCTGAGCTTTTCCACCCCAATCGGCTGAATAACTTTTTCCATCATCCTGTCCAATCACATCATATTTACCTTTGGCTGCGGCCGGTACAGGTTCAGCGATTAATGCTGCAAGTTGGATGCCATCCAAAGCAGCAATGATAGCAGGGAAAATAACATCTGCAGGAGGATTGATATTTGAAGCCATGATAACGGCTTGGATAAAGGCAATAGTGGCATTAAATACCGCTATTTCTTTGGCTCTTACAGCTTGCTCATGATCTAATTTCTTTTTCTTATCTGCATATTCCTGATCCATCGCGGAAACTGCAGTATTATATTGATCCTGGGTTATCTGTTTTGCATCCAGTTGTTTTTGAAGATTCGCTTTTTTCTGATCATTTACATCTTGATCTTTCTGCAATTCTTGGTTCTCATAATCATTATAGGTTTGATTAATCTGGGATAAAGAATTCATAATAACCTTAGCAGCATCGAGCAGGTCTTTTAAATGTTTAAGATTTAATTTAGTAAGCGCTGCATCAGAATCTTTTTTAACTTGTTGTATTTGAGATTCGTTACCTTTATACATATCCAACTCTTTCTGGAGTTCGATTTTTAGAAGTGCACGTTTTTGATCATAACTTCTTGTTACATCATTTAGATCAACCCCGGCATCTTTCATAAATTGATTTCCACTAAGTTCTGTTGGAGTTTTTTCAGTAACCGGCTTATCACTTTTTTCATCTTTATCATCTAATTGATGTCTTAATTCAGTATATTTAGCAGTGATAGCGGTTTTTTGTTGTTCTGTAAGAGTATGATCGGTAAGTTCAAGTTTTTCTGATACCTCAAGTAATTTTAAATTATCTGCATACCATTCGGCTTTTGAGCCAAGACCTTCATTATCTTCTTTAACATAGCCATCCCATTTCTCCTTTTCAGTTTTTAAAGCAGCCTGAAGATTCTTGTCATCATATTTTGCATTTATTGCAGCAGCTCTTTCATTTGCCAAAACCAGGAGATCTTCTCTTAATTTATTTTCTGCAACACTATCCCCTTTAATCTGGTCTATTTTTTCTATAAAATCCCGTTCATTCTCAGATAATTCTTTATCCCTTTGATCGGTTATCAGTTGAACAGTGGCTTTTTCTATCTCTTGTTTGATCTCAAGAAGTTTATGCTGATATTCTTCATATTTCTTTTGATACGCATTATCTTCATTGGCTAATCCTGCCATTGTGCTTTTCTTCTGAGATAGCATCCTTCGGGTAGCTGAATTATAAGATATTTCGGCATCTGATATAGCTTTTTTGGAATCAATTAAGTCTTTAATAACCGCTGGAATACCTGTGTTTTCATCAATCTTTCCCCCTACCTGATAGAATTCTTTTACTTTTTCTGCCAGATCCTTATGAAATCCTGCAGTTTGTTCGGCTGCAGTAGTCAATTTTTTAAGTCGGTTAACTTCAAATTCGGCCTGACTTTCCGCTGTTTCATTATTTTTATCTTTTGCCGACTGCAATTTATTCTCCGCTTTGGTTAGCAGATCTAAATTTGTATTATATATTTTATAATACTCTCTCTGATCGGCATTCATATTTGTAATTGCAACGGCTTCATCGGCAGTCAATTTTAAATGTACAGTTGCTTTGTCAAATGCAATATTTGCTGTCAATTCCTGTTGTTTTGCAACCTTAATATCATTATCCATCACCTGATGCATCAGGTCAAGATATTTCTGAATTGCCTCAATCTTACTTTCTTTTGAAGTGGCAGTATAAATATCCTCATAAAGGGAAGTTGCCTGAGCTCTGAGTTGAGAATTTTTAATAGAATTGGTTAAGAGCATCAGGTTTAATTTCTCCTGTTGATCGACAAGATCCTTTGCCAGTTTACTTGCTGTTTGAAAATTTGAAAACATATTTGACCAATCCCCGGTGTTAATTGATACAAATAAAGAGTCATAACCAGCTTTAAGTCCTTCAATAGTTCCCTTTAAAGTAATTGACGTTCCCCAGGTACTATTCATCACTTTTTCAATCCCTTGAAATGCTGCATAGCCAGCAGCTCCGATTGTTCCCAAAACAACGCCAATGCTTAAAATATTAGAGGATAATTCTTTAAGGACATTCCCGCTTTCATTTGCCTTCTGTGTAACATCACCCAGTCGGTCCTTCATCTCGTTTAATTTCTTTTGACCGTCTGCAAACTCGGATGAATTAAGTGGATCTTTTATTTTATTAAGTTCTGCTGTGAGTGCCCGAACTCCCGCACGAATTTCATTTATTGAAGCATTGGCCTGTTGACCATTCAAAATGACATCAACCCTGGCCTGTTCTGTTTTATTTGCCATATTATTTAGCTCCTAAATCTTCTTTAATGATGGGTCCTATTCCATCAGCATATTTCTGTCCCACAATCTCCGATAATCGCATAACCTCATGAGCCAAAGTCTTTGAATACCATTTCTTCGGCTTTCTTCTGTTTCCAACCATCTTTCCAACTAACCTCCTGCTCGATGCATTGTCTCGCACCCCACCGATTCCGGTTCCCCGGCCGACTCCCATATCCACAAACCGGCCATAATATAAAAAGGTAAACTCAATCTTGGTTAAATCTCCATTTGACTGGGCAATAACATTGTCAACAAAACTCGACCAAAGATGACTTGATCTCACCGCTCTCAAATTAACAAGCCGTTCCCTCCAGTTCTTAATGGTAATATCTGCCCATGCCTTGGCAATTTGCGGATTATCTATTTTCTGTTTCAGATCATCAGCCATCTCAAGTCAGTTCTATCTTGGTAACAATGATCTTCTCAACAGAATCATCAGTATTTTCCTTAATCTTTTTTAAAGCCACCTGCTTTGCACCACGCCGGGTCATAGCATCAACTTCTATCTCCCTGGGATAAAAAGTCTTCTCGGCAACCTTTATCTGATAATAAACTCGCCATGTTTTCATAATACAAAGAAAAACAATGCCAATAGGTAAATAAAGGACATAAAAAAACCCGCATTGAGCGGGTTGTGAAGATGAATTTATAAATTAATCATTCCTTCGGAAAATCTTCTGTATTAAATCTTCTCCGGTAAAAATCAGCATGAATTTCAATCAATTTACATATGAGCCTTATAGTAAAAAAGTAAGACTCAAGATCTTCGGTAATATCTCCTTTAGATAAAACCGCATGATCTAAAGCGCCATCTAATAGTTTCCGCATTGTGTGAAACGGTTCATCGTGGATCATGATCTCTTCTAAAAGTACAATAAATTCTTCGGTAACAGGAAATTTGTTGATGAGTAACACATCCTTACCCCGCAAAGATAAAGATGTCAGTTTTGCTTTGTTTGACATTGTGAAGTTCTCCTAATGAAAAAATCCTCAAGCCTGTCTCGGTTCTAGTAACCGTCAGCTCCTCACGGAAACTGAAGACTTGAGGATTTCTTCTATATAGAAGATGAATAAACATTGGAACTAGATTTAGACTCTGCAAATATAAGAATCTAAAGGCAAATGTCAAGAATTTTATTTAATATGCTTGAAAAAGCCACCAATTTGAATACCAGCAATTATAGTTTTCTGTGCTGTATTAAATCCAAGTTGTAACCCACATCGAAAACCTTTTAATCCGGCATAATAAATAGCTCCGAAATCAACTCCTGGTGAGGCATTATCGGTTACTTTAGCTATAGTATAAACTTTTTGGTTACCTGCAGTTGTCGAAGTATAAGTTGCCACAACCCAATCTCGATAATTACCTGTTGAATATCCTCCATAGATATAAAAATTTTCAATCATTTTAAAAGTTAGTCCTATATTAATATTTTCCCAATCTTCTTTATTTTCAGTTGAATAAAGCGAATATCCGGTGGCGGGAATATGACTATCTCTTGTTCTGTCAATAAAAATACCTTCAATACTTCCATATATCCCAACAGGATAAATGATGTTATGAACATAAATGCCAAATCCAATTAGACTATTGGCAATCGCAGGTTGGTAAGAAATCATTAAAGATGTTCGATATACAGTATCATTTTTTGATTGTGTATATCCAAACAATGCGCTAAATAATAAAATTGTAGTAATAATCCTTTTCATGGCCATGAGTTTTAAAAACCCATGCAAGTTAAAAATAAATTTGAGGAGAAAAAATAGTATTTAAAGAGAATGATATATTTTAATACCCGCTCATTCCCTCTTTCGGCTCATCAAGCCATATAGCAGCATTGTAAACAAGATCCGAAACCTGGTAGAATATATCTGAGGTAAACATCACTCCCCAGTCGTTATCATAAACCGGCCCCATCATTTCATACTTTATCGAATTCATATCAATATCGGCCAGGTCATTCGAGCAGGTCTGAACATCATGCCTTATCTTCGAAATAACCTGCAACCCAATCTGGAAAGATGATGCCATTGCATCCATCTCTGCCTTGTAATCGTTCAGTTCATTAACGTGCTGTAGTATGATAAACCCGTTCTTCAGGTTATTGAGAATATTATCATCATTCCCTGCAGCAATATCACCGGTTAACGCAGTAAGCACAAGTGCCGGATATTGTAATTTTGAGCGCACATCACCTTCAAGTTCATTAATATCCATGATATAAAAACCCTGAATATCCTTATGCCGGCCGGCAATGTCCTTGAAATAACCGATATAATTGGTAATATTGAGATCTTTCATCTTTTTTTCTCCTTTTCAATCTGCTGTTCTAACCTGAAATAATCAATTGCCTTTTGCTCCATTCCCATAAACACGTTGTACATATTGCTATTCATAACCCGGTCTATCGATTCATCATCCGTATTACCATTTGCCAGACCAATTACTAAACTTGCCCATCCAAGATTTTCATCTCCAATCCCATTCTTCTGCCGGTAAATATTCGGAAATCTTGCCGGTAAACTTCCAAGAACCCCGGATACAAACAAAAAGATGCTGTATTTAACATCCTTATTCACCCGTGCCATTTGTTTGGTGCATACTGGTAAGGTGCGGTCCATTAATTTGATCCGGGGATCACTGGAAGAGGTAAAGTGTTTACGGATAAACCATACAAATTTCTTTTGCCGGTATAATATAGCAGCTATCTCGTTAAGGCAATGATCATCCTTGCTCTTGATATAGGCTTCATAACTGAGTTGTACCTTTATAAATTCTCCAAAAGTGCAGTAACCCATCCCGTCATCAGGTCCGTAATACCATTTACGGCCGGTCCTTACCCTTGGAATCTTGTTTTGAGTCAGATCTACATGAGTAATAAGGAAATTAGTCGTTTCGGCCAGAAAATAAGCATCTTCATTATTAATTTTGGTAAGAAGACGCTTTTTGATATTCAGGAAGTTAGCTAATGCCCGTATTTTGAATTCTGTCACAGGTAATTTGCGGGAAAACAGGTTTGATACGAAAATCAACTGCTTTTTAGTCAGTTCATCCCACTTTGAGGGCAATTCTCGCTTTATTGAGCCAATTTCTACTATATTCATAGTAAAATCCTGCCTTTTATCTTCTTGTAGATGAAATATACGGCCACTATCACGCCCAACCCCCCGATTATGCCAAGGATAAGGCCCCAAGTATTGTTCCTTTTGATCTTTTTACTGACTGTATCAGTGGATTTAGCCACATTAATCTGATCATTCTTCTTCAGATCCGACTGTGTATTTTGCTGTTTTTGCTCCGTTTTATTCTCATATTCCTGCCTTTTTACGGTCCTGTTGATGCGGATCGGCACGGTAACGGTAATCATTTTCCCCTGGTCGACCACCGTTGGATCTATATTCTTGGCCGGAATAATGACTTTTACGGTCGTATCCACCGATTCTGTAGTCTCAGTAGTGGAAGTTATCTGATCATGAGTATCGGTTTTGATTTGAGTATTGGTTTTTAACTCATCATGGTTCTTGGCAATTGAATCCGTTTGAGTCTTATTCTTCTGGATATCCTTTGAAACAGTGCATCCTGAAATAAACATACTGATCAGAAACAAAAGGATGATCAATCCAACAAAGCAAAGATCGGTAGAATGTTTTTTCATCTTAATGGGATAATGGAGGACATTGACAAGTGAAAGAATTAACGGTCACCGGAAAAGTGAATGTACCGGCATTGGTTATGCAGGTGACATTTCCATTCTGATTAACGGCTCCCGTTGTCACCGTCACCGATGAAGAATATTTTCCTTTTGTAATAACCCATCCTGATGGCACCGACCATATATAGGTCGATAATCCGGTCAGGGGAGTAATGAAGTAAATCTGATTCTTTAAATTCGGATGTTGTACTGTTGTCCCGGATATAGAATAGGATATTGTTGAAGCTGAAGTTGTAAAACTAACCTGACTGCCGTACGCTGTGCCGGCGCTATTGGTTGCATAAGCTCGTAAATAATAAAGAGTACTGACAGTCAATCCGGTAAGACTACTCGAATATGTTCCGGTACCGGTTCCATCTGTGGTATGACTATTTGAAATAGTAGGACTGGCACTCGTACTCCAGCACACTCCTTTTGCTGTAACCGTTGCACCGCCATCAGAAGTCACATTTCCACCCCCTGAGGCAGTTGTCTGCGTAATGCTTGTAGCAGAAGTTGTGTTTATAGTGGGAATCACTACAACCGGAGGTGAGCCTACCTGATACTCTACCGGCCCGATATCTATGGCCGATCCTGAAACCCTGGGATTCCCCAAATAGTCTGTCATAATGAATGAAGCTGAATAACCTGCATCTTTCAATGGCGAAGTCACTTGAAAATTTCCAAGTGTATCAGTAAACTGTGCAGTAGCAATCGAAGCATTCTCATAGTTGTTTCGCTGAATGGTATTGCTTGTAGAAGTTTCAATATATCCGGATCCTGGATTCAGGACGACATTGTTTTCAATAACATTCCCAACTGATGCTGTCGAATTAAAATCTATTCCGTAACTCTTTGGCGAGACAATCAGATCATTAATAAAATTAATGGCATACCCTGTTGGAGAACCTGAAACATCTCCAACATAGATTCCATGAGCCGATGATTGAGAGCCTCCATAATCTGGATACCAGATCTCGTTATTGAAGATGTTACCTGCAAATGCAAACACATCCATTCCATCTTCCTTACATCTGAAAGCAGTATTACCATAAACAAAACAAGAGTCTCCACCGCCGATCATAAACCCGGCATTTTGGCTTGGTGTATCCGATGTTCCTGCATAAAGAACCAGGTTGTTATAGATCCTGCAGTCCTGAGTGGCCGAGCTCACCTGGATCCCATCCCACCCCGCATGATCAACTATATTATTATAAATCCTCACATGAATTAAAACTGACGGCCAAAGAATACTATCGTTTCCGCTACAGGTAACTCCCCATCCTGTATAATGAGTATTCCCTACATACATTCCTTCGTTGGTGGTATGACCCAACCAACAATCATGAATTACTGTATTATACTGAGTAAAGTTTGAACGATAGGCATATCCACCACATGCAGGGTCAGTCTTATAAAACAATCCAGCCAATGCTGTACTATCAATTCTTATGTGATCAACCTCTACATCGGAGGAAAGATCACCAACCGACATCCCGGCACCCCCCGATGACTTCGAAACATTGAACCCATAGAAGGTTCCTATTGTTCCTATTCCCGTAAACCGACAGAATGTACAACCTCCGACCTTTATCCCATAGGTGAAATTTGTGTGAATGATAACCTGTCCACCTTTGTTCATGAAAATTATTGGATGTAATGCCGTTCCTGTGAAATTCTTGACATAGATGTAATCGTAATTTCCATGTGTGAAAAATAAAGTATCTCCGGGTCCTACTGCATTGTAAGGCGCTGATGTTCCAACCAGGTAATTTGTATTTGCCGGAACTGTAACATTACCGGCAATTCCTTGAATTGCTAACAATGCAAGGAATAAAAAGAGTAATTTTTTCATGGTTTTCGATTATCAATTATTATTATATCATCCTCCCTGACGATATACCAATATGGAACTAATTTAGTATCGTTGGAATATTTATCAGGGTATACCCACTTAAGAACCTGGTGTGTTGTCTCATAACAATTTTCACAAGCCATACCCATAAGCGGAAATAGGTTAATGTTCAGATAGGCATAAAGAAGCCAAAGAACAAGCGTTAAATATCCATAGGTAACAGAATGCCATTCAAGTTCCAGGCATCCATCTAAGGATTTAATCTCCTGTTCAGTTGTGAAATCAGGGGAAGCGAGTATAATAAAATTATCATCCATTGAATAAGCATCAAGGAATTTAGTTGGCTTAAATCCCTGGGAGATACTTTCATAAATCCTCCATTTCCCGGCTTCAAATTGAAGTGTCCCCCAATGAGAATTAATCCATTTACCAAGAATCTTAGGAATAGGTATCTTATCTGTCAGTTTCTTTTTTTTAGCGACATGCTTCATTACTGAAATAATAGACCGGCTTAAAAATGAAGTACCGGCAATACCGAATCTCATTCCGTTTCTTAATTTTCCCGTTGGAATAGGAAAACTCATAATCAAGAAGATTTAATTTCTGTTGATTTGTCTATTGATTTATCTATTGTAGTGGTTGCGGTTGAAGTTTCAATCTTTGCTCCGCCGATCATAGATCCTTTTGGTGAAAACCATTCCGGTACTGTAAGACCCCACATTCCAAAAGTAAATCCTATTGTTCCATACCAAATTACATCTGATATGGTTGTTCCGCTTAAATGAGCGGCAACTTCCTTATACATAAGAAAGAGGCCGAAATAAGCCCCTATTCTCTTACTGCTGGCTACTAATCCTTGATCTTCGAAGAATCCGGCAAACCATGAGATAAAAGTTTTTAAGTTTGCATTCATGTTGAAAATTTAAAATCGTTTAACCTATTCACCCAGCCATCAATGAATCTTTGCTGATCGGGATCATTTTTGACAATATTGTTTAGAAAATTTACTCTCGCATTGAAAATCTTGGCAAACAACTCATCCTGCTTGGCAAGATTAAGTACAGCGATCGTCTTTGGACCTACAATACCATCTGCCACGACTCCCAAAATATGTTGTGGAATAATGATTCCCCATTTACCTGATCCCCAAACCCAGTCAACCACTATGTTTGCTATTGACTGATTGATGATATTATCAGCTTTCCAGCGATCCCAATAGTATATTTTTAAAACTTTTGTAGCATCATCCCGGGTCAAAAGTTTAAGATCGTCAACATCGATATCACTATCACCGTCTTTATCATACCCGCACTGTCTCCATGTATTCAAAGTAATACCCATGTTGGTAGCACCGCCATGATCCTGTGGGTCATCCACAAAACCACCCTCCCATTTGAAGATGATCGGTGCCAATAATTCAACCTTTGCCATTTAATTTAGCTATATCAACTGCATTAATATTGATCTTTTCCCACATTTTTTCATGATCCTCACGGTTTTCATGCATTGACTGATCAATAGATTCTGATTTTGTGTGAAAAGATTTCCGGCATTCATCACAATTTGCCTTTATCGCTAAGACAGTATTTATCTTTACGATAAACTGCTTTAAATAAATCGTTCCAAATGGTATAAATACTACTTCAAAAAACTTTATAAAATCAAGACCACTTGAGACTTGAATGTTCATTGGATCAGAAATATTAAAAGTTGTGCAATTACAGCCGTTTGAATGAAGTTCTTTAAATTAAAAAATCCCTTTTCGGCATCAATTACTATCTGATCGAAGATAGTCTGTCTGGATGCTGATACCTGATCCCATTTGAACATAATAACAAACCATGCAATAATTGTAATGACTAACCCGGTAGTTTGTAGTATTAAGTTTATTGTCATTTCTATTATATTTTTATGGGGTTTATGCAACAAATATTCCTCTTGTCTTATCATTCTTAAACTGACCTCGATCCATCTCATTCACACCTGTAGCAATCATTGCCGTTGAGTGGAAATAAGTAGCATATTTTGTTTCGGAAGCATTACTATCAAGATATTCCTGCAATCCTTTCAGTTCTGCCAAGCCATCCGACTCGTTTGCCTGTTGCATCACCGATACCCTGTCCCGGTTTGCGAATGCTTTCCCTTGAACCTTATCGAATGTATTTGCCGATGTCTCAAACACTCCCCAGTCAAGTACATCTATTTTTATCTCCTGTAGTGCGCGGGCCATGGTGAGATGAGCCAAAGGAGCGCGGATAAGTTCAATCACTTTTTTATCATCCTCCGAGAGATCTCCGCTTCCGCTTCCATTCATCTTTGCTTTCAGCTCATTATAATAAGGAAGGCCAAGAGTGGGAAGGATAAACTTGTTTTCAATGCTGACAATAATCGGCTTGATGGAAATAAATACTCTCCGGCTTTCCCGGATGTCGATCGCCTTCTGAAAATCTTTCGCATTCGGAATAAAGGTGTCAAAATTTGGAGATTCATATTCCGGGAATTGAACTTTATTGTCATCCAGGTATTTCAAAACGATATCCATTGCCACATTTGCCCTGGCAAGCCATGATTCTTTCACATTCTGGATCATGAATTGAGGAGCGGTCTTATGAGTTTCGGTCTGTGATACCTGTATTCCTGCACTGGAGACAAGTACCGACATCTCATCTGATCCTATCCAGAGTGCATATAATGCAATTGGAACCCGGATCTTGGCAAGTACCGGATCATATTTTAACGAATCATACGATCCGCTTCCATTTACAATATTATCCAGGAGTTTATAAAACGAATCTCCGATGAAAGGGACTATATATTGTGCCTCTGCCTGATCAACATAAGGTTGCCAATTTGCCAAATCATTGGAAATATTGATAGCCGAAGCTGCCTTTATCTGTTTGATGTCATTAATGAGTGCCATTAACTTTGATTTGAGTCAATACGTTGTGCTGTTTTTGATGGATGCTGGTCCTGAGTCTGGCTTGTATCCACATTCACATAATCAAACTCGATGGTGGGATCCCAATGATTGAAATCCCGTATAAAATACAATGGTTGTAATGTCTTCTGTCGGTAAATACCCATATTGGCATTAAGCAGCCAGTATGCTTCACGTTTGTTGGATCCGGACCCGGATGACATCCTACCACCGCCTCCTGGAATGCCTTCACCACCGATAATCGCCGGGTCGACACCGATTCCAAAAAGAAGTTCAGAGTTGGCAGCCTGTGAATCCGGTAAATAAGCTCCATCCTGGAGTTTATTGTCGATCACATTAATTGTCCATCCATCCTTTAATTTCTTCTCGATGGGATCCCAGGTAAGAAAGGAAACAAAACTCTTCCCTGAATTCTCAACATCCGAAAGAAAATCGTTCAGATCATCAAGGGTCTGTTGAATTCCTTGTGCTTTCTGTTCCTTCGTATATGAGGGGGATGGATATTTGTTTTCAAAGTAATAATCCGGTATCTGAACATGATATTTAATGGTCATCTGATTCTTCATCAGGGCATACTTCAGGGCCGGAACCTTGGAGGCAATTTCCATCCATTTATTTACACGAAGTGAATTCCATGCGGCCAGCGAATAATAGGTAGTATTCGGAGTCTTATAACAAATCTGCATGGCAAATTTCCCATCCGGATATGTTATCCCATTATACTGATCAGGATCCCACATTGGAATATCCTGAACAATAGCCGGGTTATAAATATTTGGGATGATATCCCATTGAGCCGAATAAAAAAGGGTCTTGATCTTGAAATCAACTTTATCCATCTGCGAAACTCGGCAATAAGCTGCATCCTTTACAAAAACTCGGTTTATCTTATCCTTTCCCCTGTTGAGAATGATCTCGAGCCAGCCGTTATAGAAAGTCTCCAATGCCAGGATAAGATCCGGCCATACAAAGTTGATCTTGTTAAGATTGAAGAAAGCCACCACCTCCGGATCTGTCACTATTTCTTTTTTCATCTCTCCGGTAACAGCATCCTTGATATTGCGATAAGCAATGATTCCCCGGCCAAAATGTACCGTTTGCCTTTGCTCTATTGCCTTCGATGCAACATGGCATTTGCCCAGATCCTCCAGAACATGTTGTGGAAACAAATTGTCATCTCCCCAAACTGAATATGGTAACCCGGTCCAGTCCCTGGGCAACGCTGGCTTATCCTTGGATGTATCCTTATCTGGTTTTGTCAATCCTTTTCCGGTAACTATTGCCTTTCCACCTGGTAGAATTGCATAACCTTCTGAAATTAATACGGGATCTCTTTTCATCAAAAACAAACTTTTTGGCCGTTAAATCCGATAATCAACCGGATATGAATCTTTCTTATCTGCCCATTTGATAACAATAGATTTCTTGTTGAATTGACCCAATGTTTAGGGGCCTTTGGTATCTTTGCAATCTCACTCTTTGCATTTCGCGTATCAAAAACAACTTTTCCATTCCTTTTCCCAACACATTTACAGACATCCTTCAGCTCTATTATCTCTCCTCCGATTTGTTTTGCTCTATCAGCCGTTACAAACTTGATATCGAACCTTACCGGATTATTATTTCTATCCAGCTTGTCCATTATTTCAAGAACCTGGCCGAGTCGAATCATACTACAATAATACTTTGCACCTCATTTTAAATAAAGGACAGAATATTTACACTTGTTTTTTTAGATAAGATTGAAAAGAAAGTCTATTACATATATCCTTTTCAACTAAATCATATTAAAACCTGATTTTTTCAATTTTGACAGAATTTTTTTTATAAAATCCTCATTTTTTGATTTTTGACCTTAAAAAATTTGATTTTTTTGACTTTTTTGTGAAAATTGACCCCGCCGCGCCCTATCGCGCCGGTGAAATTGCATTGCCCGGAATCGGAATTATATGAAACGCCATCCCAGCCTGGTCATAGACCGGATATAGTCTAATCAATTGAATTAATGTTTGTTTGATTGATGATCACTTCAAGATCATCATGTTGAATGTGGGGATCTGTTCATTCAATAGTATCGGACTATAAATCCAATAATAAAGGTTGTCAACGGCATCACTGAGGTCGGTTGCCTTCCATCTTGGTTGATCAATCTTTCGTTCAGATGATTTGTCTTTCTTGAATTCACTTGGTAGTATCGGTGCATTATCCATAGAGACAAATGACTCCATTGCATTGTTCATATTGATTGCAAATGCTGGTACTTCTGGGAAATTACCAGATAGAAACTTAGACCAGAACTGGAACTTATCCATGTGAGATGCCTCAAACAATTGTGCACGATTATAGACGGTCCATCCTGCCTTTTGCAATAGAGTCGTCACATCATCAAAGTAGGTTTGTCTTGAAGATGCATCATTCTTCCGGGTTCCATCAGATCCACCATATAGATATACTGTCTTATCCCGATGATACTGATAATAATCTATGAACTTCTTTACAAGTATAGGCAGGATCTCATTCTCAACATAGAAGTTCTTAATGATTGGAAATCTGTTCACAGATTTGTGATGCTGTCCAATGATGCAACAATTTTGAGTTGATCCAAAGTCAAAAGAAAGATAGAGTGGTTCATCCTTTAAATCATCTTTGTCTCCTCTGCAATCCATTAGAGGAGTTGTTTTGGGATTTATCTTTTGTTGATCATAGAATGAATAATCATAAGAATCATAATAACAGTGTCGTTGAGAAGAAAGTTCAGGATAAAAGCCACTTATATTTCTTCTCCTTCTTTGATTCTCAATCTCAATATCATAGACAATTTTTGGAAGATTTCTTTTTTCATTCCGCAACCATTTCTCTCCCAATATCTTGATATTTTCTTTGGCACTTGCTTCCATAAACATATAATCTTCTGGATATTCAATTGCCATCTTCTCAATATCAAAAACCCAGTCACCATCCTTTGTCAATGGTTGGGATCCCATGAATAATTCGAAACTATGTATTTTGATCTTTCCAAAATGCTCCCGATTACCCCGTATGGCGGGACGTAAATCAGAATCTATTGCCGTTTTTTTAAGTTTTGTCACCTCATCAAGCATCATACCATCATAACTTCCACTTCTGATCATCTCCGGCCGGTCAAAGGATCCGAATTCAATGGTGAATCCATTAAAAAAATGAATACAATGTGAATAATCTAATGGCGGTTGATATGCCTGGTCCCAGTTCCATCTTTTTGGAGCCCGGGTACCAATGAAATAATGGATATTCTGATATAATCCCCTCCGTTCCCAATGTGCAATTATCGGACCCATGGATTTATTCTTAATGTGAAAATATGTCAATCCACCAAAAAGAACTTTTCCTCTGGGCATATAAGTCATTGCCTTGATAATTTCATCCGCAAATATTGTAGTCTTTCCAGTTCCACGACCCCAAATGCACATTTTATAAGGTTTGGAAGAAAGTTTGACTGCTAATTGCGGGAAATTGTAATATGGTGCCGGTTTAATTTCCATCGGGTATTATTTCAGCATCAGAAATATTCATCATATCAAGGTAATCTTTGATCGGCGATTTATCAATAAGCCCTTGGATTTTATTTTGAAGTTCAAGTACCTGTTCTTGTGCCTTCTTGTCAATTTGTTTGAAGAAGGGAGAATTGATAAATTGAATAGTAATTGAAAGCATCTGCATCGGTGGTTGAATTTTTGATGGATCTGGAAGATCGATATCTTCCCGGTCCACACCGGTTATTTTGATCAAGTTTGCAACGGCACGGTTCATTTGATCTATGTCAGATTTTGAAGCTGCCAATTGGTAATTTTTCATTGCCAATTCATAAAGAATATATCTCGATGCCTCTTTTTTGGTTTTTATTACATCTCCGAAAAGTTCAAGTGCAGATCTGATATCTCTGTATGCCTGTCTCGGAGTATAATTGAATTGGCTGATCAATCTATCCTTTGCCTGTTCATTAGAATGATATTTACAAAGAAGGGTAAATGCCGACTCCAACCTTATTCTTATTTCATCTTCTTTTTGACTTAATTTTATATTATCATCAATAAAATATTGACGAATCTTTTCTAAAGTATTATTAAAGCCTTCTGATGATAATAATAGATCCTTATTGGACATCGGTTTTCCTTTCTATTTTTATCTCCGGATCCAGCTTTTTCATTCTGTCAATTATCATTTGGCAATATTTAGGATCTATTTCGATCATGAAACAATTTCTGTTCAATTGATGTGATGCAACCATTGAAGTACCTGATCCTCCAAATGGATCATAAATAGATTCTCCTTTTTTGGTATTATTTATGATTGGTCTTGCCATGGCTTCAATTGGCTTTTGAGTACCATGTGAAGTCATTGTATCTTCATGAGAATTAAAAACATTTAATCCCCTGATTTCCCAAGTTGTACTTTGATTCCGGCCACCATACCAATTGCTGTTTTTACCTTTTCTTACGGCATAAAGACAAGGTTCATGTTGCCAATGATAATCTCCGCGGGAAAGCACAAATGTTGATTTTACCCAAATAATCTGACTTCTGATATCGAATCCGCAATCAGAAATATCCTTCATTATGATATCCTGAAAACGTGATGCATGCCAGATATACATGATATCTCCCGGAAATAATGAATAGGCATCTACCCATGTTGGAATATCATCATTATTTACCGCTCCATTTCGTTTACCATGGACGGCATTAATCTTATCCCTCCAGGTAGGATCATAATTTACACCATAGGGAGGATCTGTAACCATCAGAATCGGTTGTATATCCTTTAGCAATTTTTGAACAGTATTAGATAAAGTACTATCTCCGCAAATTAACCTGTGGGTTAATCCTTTTGAGGTCAATTCAAATA